ATAATTTATTATACTTGATTATACAATCTTGTATATTGACTTGTCAAGTATTTTGATGTCAAGGTAAAATATAGATAATAAAATAATTACTTTACAAAATGGGTAAAAATACAATTGGTAGAAAAATAAGTTATGGGAGAATAGCTGAAAATATAGTAAAAGGATCTAAGAGAGGTGAAGTTATAAGCAGAGAAGGTTATGGAGAGGTAGTTTCAAAGGAGCCTACAAAGATAACAAAGAGAAAAACTTTTCAAGAATTACTAAATGAGATGATACCGGAGGAATTGGTATTGGATCAGCATAAAAGATTGTATACAGAGCATAGAGAAATAAAGCAAATAAGGATTGACACGCTAGATGATTATAAGATAAAGAAAGCAATTGAAGGTTTTGATAATGTCTCCGTTATAAAGAAGAAAGACGAGGGGTACACGCTTTTGATAATAAATGAAGTAGATCAAGAGGCTAGAAAAACTTTTGTAGATATGGCGCACAAGCTAAGAGGAAGCTATTCTCCAACGAGAATTGAAGTGAAGCGCGAGTTTGAAGATGTTCCGGATTCTCAACTTTTCCTCTTGTTAAAAGGGAAATTTGAAGATGTAGACAGAAAATAGGGTGGGGTATTCTAGTCAGTATAATCACGATTATACTCGGTTAAAATGTTAGAAAAAGTTTTCCGCCACAAAAAGCACGACAACCGAGTGTCTAAACATAATATAGTTACGACAAATACGACAAAAAATTTTGGGGGAACTATGTTCACAATTTTTGTTCAAATTATCTATAAGTTTCTAGTATAATAGTGTTATGGAAATACCAAAAGAAGTCAAAGAAGAACTTTTATACCGAATGAAGTATGAGAAGTATCGTTATTATGTACCCATTGGCAAGGTAGAGGAGTTCCTAGACAAATTTCTTAGTGGTGATTATTTGGTTGGTGCGCTTTTAGCTGCGAATGGGATAGGGAAGAGTACCGCAATGGTTAATACAATGGCTCACCTGTGTTTTCCGTGTGGCAACAAGTATTTTCAGCAGTCGCTTATGAAAGAGTGGAATTTTCCAAAGAGGGGGAGGATAATTAGTGATGCTACGACGATTAAGGAAACGATTGTTCCGGCGCTTGAGGAGTGGTTTCCTAAGGATAAGTACACGACATTGAATAAGGGGAAGAATTATCCAGCTGTTTGGACAACGAAGACCGGGTGGGAGTTTGATTTAATGACTTATGATCAGGATCCAAAGGAGTTTGAGAGTTCCACTTTGGGTATAGTTTTGTTTGACGAGCCGCCACCCGAGCCGATTTTTAAGGCGTCAATCGCGAGATTAAGGAAAGGTGGTATTTGTGGCATATTTGCAACGCCCTTGATGGGTAGTGCGTGGTTGTATGATGAGCTAGTGGCTAATCCAAAGTTGGAGTCGCAGTACAGGTTTTTTATAGAGGCAGATGTGGAGAGTGCCTGTCGCATACATGGTGTGCGTGGGTTTTTGGAGCATGAGCAGATAGAGAAAATGGTGGCGCAGTATAAGGAGGAGGACATGGTAAGCCGTGTGTTTGGGAAGTTCCAGCACTTAGTGGGGTTAATTTTCAAGGAGTTTAACAAGGAGGTTCATGTTTTCAAGCCATTTGAACTGAACCGTGATGATTATTGTGTTTACATGAGTTGGGATACTCATCCTAGGGAGCCAGAGGCGATAGTATGGGTTGCGGTGGACAGGAAGGGTCGCAAGTATGTAGTTGACCACTTATGGTCAGACGCCCCTACTGCGGAGCTTGTGGCTCGTGTTAAGGACATAGACAGCAAGTACCGGGTGGTGAGGCGCTTCTTGGACCCTGCAGGGTTTATAGAGGACAAGAGGACTGGGGATAGTTTTGCTGCGAGGTTGTCGCGGGAGTTTGGATTGAATTTTGAGCCGGGGAGTAAGAGGAGAAGTGATGCTTTGCGTGCAATGCAAGATGCGTTCCATTATGAGATAGTGGGTGGTGAGATGGTTGTAAAGCCGGAGTTGGTTGTAAGTGAGTCGTGTGAGAGGGTTATCTGGGAGATAATGCATTGGCAGTGGCAAGAGTACAGTGGTAAGACTGCGGAGAAGCATGATAAGAACCCAAGGCCAGAGGACAAGAATGACCATTTTATTGAGGCCATAGGAAGAATATTGTTAGCAGACCCGGTTTTTGTAGAGAGGTCTTTAAATGGGGAGAGTGGGGATAGTTTCGTTGATGATGTCAACAATGACCCTTTTATTTAGGTATAATATAGATATGAAGACGGGAGCACCAATAACTAAAGTAGCAGTGATTTTAACCCCACAGGAAGCTGTGGTTATAAAGAAATTGCGAGAATTTGATTTTGGAGAATTGCTTATAAAGAAGAGAGCTGGGAAGCCATATCAGATTTTGGTTTCTCAATCAACCTTGGTTAATTATGAGGAAGGATTGAACTTAGAGGGGTCGTTGGGGATACCTGCGGACAGTGCATTGGCTAACAAAGAAATTGTTTCCCTTGAAGAAATAGCTAAATTGTTTACAAAAGAGAATGGCAAAGAATGATTTCGGTTTAACTGCTCAACAGCAGAAAGACTTAATAGCACAGGTTCAAAAGGAGTATAAAGAAGCAAAGGATTGGATAATGCCCTTTTATCAAAAAAGTTATAAGAATCTGAAATTGTATCTGAATGAGAAGCGAGATGATGATAAGGTAGGAGACCCACTGCTTTACACTATTATGAATACTATCCATGCGAGTATGTATTCGGACATACCGGCTGTTAAGTTTCGTGGAAGAACTGTTGATGATATAAACACAGAGTTTGGTTTGAACTTATTGGTCAATTATGATTATGATGACATGGAGAAAGACCAGTTAGACATGGACTGGTTGTGGGACGCCTGTTTCTTTGGTTATGGAATAGTTGAAATGACCTATTTTGACAGAGAAAAGAAAAGACCTAGTCCTAGATTAGTTGACCCATTTTGTTTCTTGTATGCACCGAATACTCCAGCCGAATTAGATAGGGGTCGTTATTGTGGTGAAGAATTGTTGCTTACTAGGCAAGAGATGGAAGAAGCGAAGGTTTATTCTTATGATGAAAAGGATATATTAGAGGGGAGTAGTTTCAATGACTTGCCACGAATGGCGAGTTTAGCCAGGAGTGAGAGTCAGGGTAAAAGTGATGTTGGTTTAGGCAGTAGCACAGACAAGACAAATGACAATAGTGAAGTTCATATAGTAGAATGGAGAACATGGTTTAATGGCAAGAGGGTGCTTGTTGGGTTAGCGAATGACATGCAGAAAATTATTAGGTATAAGGAATTAGATTTCCAAAATACTTGGGGATATATAGAAAAGAAGATTAGTAGAACTTCTCATCAGTTTAAGGGTGCGAGTATTCCGGACATGGTAGGAGACAAGCAGAGAATGAGAAGTGAGATTATAAATTTGGCTGCTACGATAGTTAAGAGTCAGCAGTATCCTCACTATATTTACAATAGCAACTTAATTCGTAACAGGGCCGACTTGAAGTTTGGGTTTAACAAGTTTACAGGTGTTCCAGGAAATCCACGAGATGTGATTGTTCCGATGAATCAATACACACCCAACATTGCATTTACTAATTACATATTGCAATTTTTAGACGCTTCTGCACAGAGGGCAACGGCAAGTGCCGAAATGCAACAGGGAGTTTTGGCTGGACAGGAAAGAACACTTGGTGAGTTGAATCTGGTTGCACAAAAAGCAGATACAAGGTATGCTCTTATGATGAAGACCTTGATGATGGGTGAAAAGAGGTTCTGGCAGCAGTGGTATGCCATGTATAAGAAGTATTTCAAAGAAGGGCTAGATGAGAAGGTTTTGAGATTGACCGGTGAATTGAACCAGCAGTTCCTTACATTGACACGAAGTCAAATAATAAGTAATAGTGGTGTTGACCCAGATGTAGAGGTTGTTTCAACAGCAATTGAAGAAGCGAAGACCCAGAAAGAACTTGGGAAGTATATTCAACTTATGAATGCAGTAGCTGGAAGTCCAGACATTGACAGGAGAACACTAGTTAAAGAATTTGCAAAGATAGCTAAGATAGAAGAGAGTGTTATAGATGCTATCTTCCCGCCAACAATAGATGAGTTAACAGCCGAAATGCAAAATGTCATGTTTGATAGAATTGCGAAAGGAGAGAAACTAACACCGCCACCTGTGCTTACTTCAGATAATCATATAGTTCACATGAGAATTCATATGAAGGCCGATCCAACTCCTGCAAGGAATGTTCATATGATGGCACATTTGAAAGCGAGACTTGAGATTAAGAAGAATCCTGGACTTGTCCAGCAGCAAGAGGGTGGACTACAACCAGACGAAGCTGGTAAACTGGGTAGTGTAGGGTTCCAGGCAGAAAGGTCTGCGGAAAAGGCGGTTGGTCCTAATTCACCAGCACAAGAAGCTAAATTAAAGAACGATCAAGCATATGGCTACAATGAAGGAGCTTAAAGAAGCAGAAACAGTCTTTGATGACTTAGATGAGAAAGAAGAAAAAGGACTGGAATTTGATATAATGACACTGGGCAACCACCCTGGGTGGAAGGCAGTTGTTAAAGAGTTGGAAGAAGAGAAAAAGGGTGTTGAGGCTGAAATATTTGACATAAACAATGGACTTAGTGACGAGTATATAAGGGAGTTGAGGATTAGAAGATATTATATAGACTATTTAATCAACTTGCCTAAGACAAAAAAGGAGTTATTTGAAAGGCGTTCAAAAGAGGAAGATATCCTCATTGAAGATATATAAATTTTTATTATGGTAAAACCATGGACGAAGAGGAAAAATTAACTGCTACCGAGGGGCAGGAAGAGGAAGTAGACACTCCCGAATCAGAAACCGCGGAAGAATTAAGAATATTTGAAGAAGAAGAAGAGAAACAGGAAGAGGCTCCTGTTCAGGAAAAAAATCCTGTTGATGTTAAAAAGATAGAAGAGTCTATACAAGAGGTAAAAAGAGAACAGAGGATTTCAGACTTTTTGAATGATCCAAAGAATACTGATTATAAAGAGTTTGGAAACAAGATTAGAGAACTAGCTAAGAAGCCAGAGGCAAAAGGATTGACAGTTGAAGCCATAGCCAAGATGGTTGTTCCTCCTGATTATTGGATAAAGAAAGGAGCCGAGTTGGCTAAAAAGGCAGAGCAAGAGAGTGTGCAGAGTTTTACAGGTGGTGGTTCTATTAGAAAGGTTGGTGAGGTTGGTCAATCTTCAGAATTGCCAGACCCTTCTAAGATGAGTAGGGAAGAGTTCGAGAAAATGGCTTGGGACATAGCAAGGGGTGTACGACCCTAGAAAATATGATATGATTAAATAAATAAGGGAAATACCTAGGGATATGTATTGCAAAATTTTTGCAGTATTAATCCTGGGTTTTTTTATATAATTTTTTATTTTTACACAAATGTTAACAACAGGTACAATTCCTTACGCTGTTAGCAACTGGTATGACCGAATGTTACTAGAGAGGTTAACACCACTTCTGGTACATGATAGGTTTGCTCAAATCAGGGACATTCCTAGGAACAATACCAACATTGCTAAGTTTAGGCGTTATAATTCTTTAGCTCCTAACATAACCCCATTGAACGAGGGAATTACTCCTTCAGGGACCTCTCTATCAGTAACTGATGTTCCTGCAACAGTTTTGCAGTATGGTGACTTTGTCACAATTTCTGACTTCCTTCAGCTAACTACACTGGATCCAATTCTCTTGGAAACGGCGGCAGTTTTAGGTGAGCAGGCGGGGCGTTCTCTTGACATCATAACAAGAGACATTATCAATGCAGGTTCAGTTGTTGCATATGCTGGTACAAACAGGACAAAGAGAGTTCAGGTTGCAGCCGGAGATGTAATAAGTACAACTCTTGTAGAAAAGGCTGTTTTAACTCTTAAGAATGCAAATGTTAGGAAGATAACCAAAATGGTTTCTCCTAGCACTGGGTATGAGACAAGACCTATTAATGAGGCTTATGTAGGAATTACACACCCTGAAATTGCTGTTAAGATAAAAGCCTTTAATGGCTTTGTCCCAATAGAGAAATATGCAAGTCAGGCTGATGTAATGCCAGGAGAATTTGGAGCATATGGAGAAGTAAGATTTATTGAAACTCCTGCTGCAAAGATTTTCTCTAGTGCTGGAGCCTCTGGGATAGATGTTTACACAGTCTTAATAATGGGAGATGGTGCTTATGGTGTAACTAGAATATCAGGAGAATCACTTAGAAATATAGTGAAGCCTCTTGGTAGTGCTGGAACATCAGACCCATTGGATCAGAGAGCAACATCAGGTTGGAAAGCAACTAAGGCGGCAGTTATCCTTAACCAGGACTGTCTATATAGAATAGAGTGTGCTAAAGCTTAAAGCCGAGTGGCTACCGTAAGTAGCCAACCTTTTAGGGTTATAGGTATACCAATGGTATGAAAGTGCCCAAAAACTAAATTTAAAAAAATATTGAAATGAAATTTTCATCATTAAAATCTAAACATTATCTTCATAATGCAAGTCTTAAAGCTTTGCTTAATGAGATAGCAAATGGTAGCACATATGGGAAGCTTTTAAGTAATCCCGGTGTATCTATTGGTTCATCAAGTAAGGCGAAGGTAAAAACAAATGCTTTTGACTATGTTAAAGATGGTGTCTTTCACACAGTAGCGGCTGCAGAAACAGCATTTACAGCAACGGAACATGATATAGCAGATAAGTCAGAAGCTATTTTCGTAGTTTCTTGCAAACTTGCTGATGATTCTATTGTTATTACAATGGGAGATCCTGTACTGTCAGAAGATGGTAGTGCAGTAGCTCCAGCAACTCCTGAAGGTCATTTGAAGTTGGGAGAAGTAAAAATAGTAACAGATGGTGCAGTATTTGACGCAAGTACAACTTTGTTAGATGCAGCAACACTAACAGCAACCTTTACTAGCAAGACAGATATATTTTCTGGTTTAGCATAAAGATTAACACGAGAGAGGAGTAGTAACATACTCCTCTTTTTTTGCTATAATTAAGTGTAGCTAAATTTTAATATATCCGATAATGGGAAAAACTCCGGAGAAAATCACATTTGACAATGTTAAGGAAGTTCTTGGGGAAGCCTCTGCTAAAAGGTTTTCAAGAGAAGAAATAGAATTTCCTTACAAGTGTGAGATTTGCGATAAACGATTTAAAACTGCACAGGGGAAAGTATTTCACATGCGCACACATAAAATAGAGACAATAGACTTGACAAGCGAGGAAAAAGAAATAGAAGAAGATCCAACAGAGTGGGTTTCTAGATATGCTAGGAGACCAATAGCAAATCAAGAAGTTATTGATATCTTGTCTCAACAGGAAAAAGTTACTTTTTTAATTCCTGAAAATATGTTAGAGACAAGATTGACATATGTAGTAGGTATTAATGGGCAGTTGTTTGATTATCCAGTAGGTCAATATGTTGTCTTGCCAAGAGACATAGTTACTTTGATAAAAAATATTTATAAAGAAACTGAAACAGCTAAAAGAAGGAACCTTGTTGAAAGAAGTAAAGAGGTTCAAGAAGCTTTAAGTTAAATTGAGAATTAAAAGAAATGACAGCAGCAGAATTCAAAGCACGCTTTCATGACAGGTG